GTCCTATAACGATGAGAGATTAAAGCCGACTCTCGGCGGGAAACGACGGTGATGTCGTTTGTCCAGCCCTCCATTAAGGGCTGAGAAACTACACCACTTCTCCTTCTACTTTGCTTGCAAACTCCTCTGCAAGTTTCTTATAGTTTGAGCCATGGACTTCTTTTGAGTAGACACGAGTCATACCACGCCAGAGTACGGTTGCTTCACCGCCCTCTGCTGTTACTTTTACAGGAGCGTCCACTGCCTCTGCTGTTACTTTTTTTGGCATTATACAATTTTATAAAATAGCCCTAGCTTGTCACGGTAAGAGCTTTACGAATATCGAGAAGTATAGATTCAATTTCACTCTTAGCATCTCTGCTCGTAAGTCCTAAAATGAAAAGACACGCATCTTGTTTTGCCCACAATGAATAACGCTGTTCATCGGTAAGGTTACGACGTTCTGCAAGGACAAGTGAAAAGTCTCTATACGCCTCACGAACCATCTTATTCAATTCCTCTGTTGTTGGGTGACTGCGCCACTTCTCATACGTCTGATTTCTACGAAGATTTTGCTCCCAATCGGTAAGCATTTGTTTGTTTTCTGCGTATGTTTCCTCGTCTACGTCTCTGAGGAATACCTCCCGTGCTTTTTCTAGTTCTTGCATAACTTTTGTAGAGCATCCTGAGGGCTAATAATGCTTCCATACATTGGCGATGAAAGGTCAGAAGCAAGGTTACGTGCGTAGCGGTATAGCTCATTGCGGTCTTTAATCCACTTTTTAGCTTCACGATATTGTGCTTGATAGCCCTCTATTTCCTGTTGTAGCCTAAATGGTATGTCAATAAGGTACCTACCCCACCACGCATCGGGGTCATCCCCTTGCTGTCTGGTATGGATTTCTTCATGTTTGAGGAGTGAAGCTGAAACGGGGTTTCCTGATGGGTTATACAAGGTATCTCCATAGGTAAAACAAGGGACTTTACCAGTAAAATCAAAGACTTCTCGTATTTTCTCTATGTTTGGTGGGTAGTCATTGACTATCTTCATACGGCTGCTTCTGCCATGTTCATGGCACGGCTCATCCCCGACGGCATACCAGGGTTTTGTGCCTGTGATGGTGCTGTGGGTTGTGCTAGTTCACCTCCTGTTGGCTGTGGCTTCTCTAGTACTTTACGTTGTATGTTTTCTTGAGCAATCTCATTATGTGCCATAGCATATGCCATGAGCTTTTCAAACTTATCTTTGAGCGTTGTGCGCTTATCCGATGCAAAGTCCACAATCTTCTGTATAAAAGCTATGTTTGCGCCGTACCAAAGGTCAGGTTCTTGATTCCTGAGTATCATTTGAATAGCTTCTGATGCTTTTGCTAGTGCTTTTCGATCTGAATACGTCTGTACATCAAGGAACTCAGCCACCTCCTCGTCTGAGTATTCACCTACTGATTTGAGTATTTCCTCATCTCGCTTCTGTGGATTGATGTTTTGGCTGTTGAGGACAAGCGTAAGAGCTTCTGTGCGTCGCTTTGCACGCATCTCACTCTCTGCTACCTGTTGGTCACGAGCGACAATGAGTACGTCTACGTCTTTCTTTGTATTAAGGTCAAGGCGAGTGATTTCATCCCAGTCCCATCCTCCTGCCCCAAGTACACGAACCGCCATTGTAGATGGCATGTGGTCACGGAGTCCATAGATATAACGGTTTCCAAGGTCTGCCATCATGTCCTGGAATGGCTGTGCCCCCCATCCAATGCGCTTAGATACGCTTTTTTGTTCTGCAAATGTCACTGATGCTTTCTTTGAAACTTCCTGTACACCACCCATAGCAAGGTCTGTAGCCCCTGTATTGCGCCCAAGTGATGATGTGACCCAATCAATAAGGTTTACCGTACCCTGTAGCTCTCCTGTCTTGAACTCAAATACTCCCTCGGAGATACGCCGTGTACCTCCCTTAGTATCTGCGGGGACAAGTGCGTCAGGACGATGCATCGCTTCATCGAGCTTCCGCACGTCAGTGAACATATCCTTGTCGTATGCCCGAGCACCGAAGTTGCGCTTTTCTCGGTTGGTAAGCTCCTGGTTAAACATAGCCACAATAGCGTCTGCCGATGCGTAAAGATCGTCTCCATAACTTTTAGAGAGGAAGTTTTCGTCGTCTTCATGGGTTGCATAGGTAGCCCACGGGTATAGTTCTGATGAGTCTATTTCTTTCCACTTATCAAAGCGAAGCCATACTTTCGTCCACGGGTGGAAGCAGATATAGTATCGAGTCCCGTCTATTTCGAGTATGTGGTTAGCAAGTTTATATACCGTAGTACCGACGTAGTTATGTGTCTCGGGGTCGAGTCCAAGTGGTTTGAATCGTTCAAGACGTGCCGCTTTTGTAATGTCATCCACCGGAAGCCAGTCATTGTCATCGGTACGCTTAATAAGCTCACGTACTTGCTCCTTGTCGTAAATACCAACATTTGCTCCTGAGATGAGATCAGCTTTTGTCTTCTCCACATCCTCGGTTCCGGCAAAAAGGTGGTTCTCAAGATATAGCCCCCCTTTCGGCTGGAAGTTGAAGTTCTTGAGATTGATGTTGAGTAGCTCTGACTTGTACTCTGGGTCACTGGTAGCACGGTATTCAAGAATGGCACGACCTGTCATTATAGCGTGTTTCCTTGCTATTCTAAGTTTTGAATCCCATTTACTATTCTGGGCTGAGTTCATCACCTCCATCTTGAATGCTGCGTTTATTTTCTCTACTTTGAAATAATCTGACGGGTCGCCTTCCTTAAACGAAAGCGTGATAGGCGTATCGTACTGAGCGTTGAGTGTGTCTATCATTCCAGGGAATACTGGAATAGGAACATTGAAAAGTTGCCTCAGTTTCTTGTCTACTTTCCCATCATAGAGTCTCCAATACTTTGAAAGTCGTTCAATACGTGGTCGTTTGAACTCTGATGACGACATTATCTGCCGTGTTGCAATATCTACAGCTTTTTCTGCAAGCTGTTTTTTGGTGAGGTTTTTATATTGTGAGCTTAGTTCAGAAAGCTCAGAGTCGTATTCCATGGTATGTATTCTATGAAATGGTGTCTTTCTTGTCACGGTACTCACGTCTATAGCACCGTTCGCACATACCTTTGCCGTGGTGGTCTACCATGATGAAAGGGAGTGAGCATGACGCACATCGTCCTTGTCTGTCTGATTTTTTATACTTCGGGTCGTTTGAAAAGAGACAGTGTGGGCATGGAGTGTACTGTATAAGTAAATCTCGTGCTTTTGAAAGTTTAATATTTGGGATGTGGAATAATCCCTCACATCGCTCACACCGTTTTTGAAGGTAGGGTATCTTCATGAACAAAAGGACTTTCATATGGTGGTTGTCTAAATGACTCTTTACACCCATTGGGGCACTGATACCCGTTTACTTCGTCATAAAAACACTTATCGTCGGGGAATAATTGTCCGCAATGTTTGCACCGAAAAAACTTATCTCTGTCCATTGCGTATTACCTCAGCAAGAATTGATAAGTCTACAATTGTAAGTTCACCATCTTTGTTCATATCCCCGGAGGTTCTCGGTTGTGTGAAATACATAAAACCCAGTGTCATAATAGTTGCTGCCGTTAACAGGAAACCTCCTAAAATAATTTGTGTTGTGTTGTCGTTCATATTTATTCCTCTAATCCTGTGCGTTGGTACGCAGGTTGCTGATAACTTCGCTTTTGTACCGTCACCTCAGCCCAATTCCTCATTTGAAATGCAATTGCGGTAGCCATTAAAAGGTCAAAGTGTCGTGTAGTGAGACGGGCATCCTCATCTCTGTCCATGAGGTCATCTCGTGTGTAGCTTCTCAGCTCTGCAATGATGTCAGTGTCAGAGAGTTCTAGGTGCCCGTCCTCAACAGCTTTCTTTAATTCAAAGAGCATGGTCGGCTTTGTCGTGCCATTAGTATTCCATCCGTAGTACCGAGTACGTGGTGGGATGCCCGCACGAGTCTCTTTTTCTTCGGTGAAGTATATACGAGGGTAGTCCTTGTATTTTAACACGCCGATAGCCATATCGAACTTATTGTTCTCCACAGCGCAGATTGGTTGCCCGTACATATCACACTCCCGGAGTATCTCGTGTCCAAACACGTCTGGTTTGATGGTATTGCTCTTGAAGGTAGCGACGACACGGTTAGGAATGGTGGAAAAGTCTATGAAAACGGATGCTGAGCTATCTAGCCCCACACCGCCTGCTACGTCATGCCCTGAGCCGTACCTATGTGACGGGTCAAATGCGTGGAACAGCTTAAACTCTGCCACCGTGCGTATAGGGGTCTTCTGGACTTGTCTATCGAGTGATGCCCGGTCAAAGAATATATCGAGTCCGGCACTTGGCTCACACAAGTATTCACCCTCAAAATCTTCTGCGTTAGCCTTTATAGTCTCTATCTCACCTACCGTATACGCATCCCATGTGGGTACACCGTCTTTGATGATAGGGACTATAAGTACTTCCTTCCCTTGTGTTGGCTGAACAAGCTTATGTACATTTCCCCTCTCTGAAAGGTAGTTACACGTGTACACGCTCGCTCCGTCCTTAGAGAGCCCTGTACGTGCTTCTTCCATGTTGTCCCATATAGCTTGTGTTTCTACTGCGCTCCTGAGTGTTTTTCGTGTTTCAAAGTCATCAAACCATACGAAGTCAGGGCGGGCATCCTCTTGAAGCTGTCCACGTTGATCTGTACCCACTGTCCCTGCGCGTACTTTTACTCCTGTAGCAGTGGTGAATGAAGACATGGTTTCTTCTCGCTTCTCCACAGTCTTTTCAAAGATTTCAGGATAGTACGAATGTACCAGTGGATTGATGAGGAAGTTGTATATGTCCGTCACTGTTTGTTTTGCGTTAGTGAGGTCTTTTGTGAGTACCTTGATGTATCTACGGGAGTGGTCTTCATCATTTGAAAGTGCAAATGCAATAAAGAGCTTCGTTCTTGTAGTCTTAGCTCCCCCACGAAATGCTATGTCTACAAATGCTTTAATCTGTGCACGATACGCTTGGAGGTTATATCTATCTATCTTTTGATGAAATGGAGCATCTCTTGTTTTGAAGAATGTCGGGAAGAACCACCTACTCCATAACCAAAACTTAATCAATACTTCGTCTTCTTCTGTATCCTTATTGAATTGAAAAAGAGCACGTACAGTCGGTACATCTCCCCCATCGAGTATATTCTCAACCTCTGAGGTGTCCGAGAGCAGTATTAGCTCGTTCTCTGTGTTCAATTGAGACATTCGTGTTTATGTTGATGTGTTTATCTGGTGCGTAGCTACCTTTTATTTTATACGCTTTATCCAAAGCCTTGTCTTGTGTATTCGAGTCAGGAGCTTTTACATACGCCATCTTTCCATTGTCGTCTTGCCGTATATATATCACTTCGTACCCTGGCATTTTAGCAATGATATCTCGTATAAGTTCATCTGAGTCGTCTAATTTGAAGCTGATTCTCTCAAAAACTACCGCATTGAGAAGTTCGTTATGCTTACGTGCTAAATCTTCATTTGGCAGGGCATCCGCTATAGCTTCTTGTATCTTAGGCTTACTTAGGTTTTCTGATGCTATGTTATAAGCGGTATTATCATCTTTTATATCATAGTTTTTCTTCACGGCTATAGCACCTACTCCAGTTTCTAAGTAGTCTTTTACAAATCCTTTTTGTTTTTTAGTCAATCCTCGTGCCATCACTTCCTCAACTCTGCTACCTGTTCATCTATGACTTGGATGTTGAGTGCAAGTCGTTTAAGTTCCTCATCGTTTTGAAGTTTGGTGTTCTGTGTTTGGTTAAGTACGTTTTCTACTTGCTTGAGTGTTTCCTCAGCTTTCTTTTTGTCATCGTACTTTTCTTTCCCAGTAGCTTTGTCTGCTTCTGCTAGATCAGCACTTGCTTGGTCAAAACGTGCTTGTGCGTGTTCAATAAGGTGCTTGTTTACGAGTTGTGCTGTTTCAATGACTCGTTTCTGTCCTACGAGGATGTTCTTTTGCTCAAGAAGACTGATGGTTGTGTGTGAAATTGGCTCTGGTTCTCCGTTTTCGTATGGTATACAAATCTCTCCATTTGACATGAAGACTGATGCTCCCTGTGCAATGCGGTACTGAGAAAGTATCTCATTAATACCTGCATCGTCTGATAGTTTGAATGATTTTACTCTAAGCATTTGCTTTGTGTTTATCTATAATTACCAGCCTAGAGTCTCGAACTCTATGCCATACCGTTAGTGGAGAAGCGTTGAAGTACGCTGTTTGGATGTGTTTGTTCTAAAAATAGTGGTATGGCAGTAGCTCCCTCCCTTGTATTTCAGGGTGAGTGGCTGGCGGCTGAGGGATACTGTACCCCTCGGTTGCGTGATGTGTATCGCGTGTCACACCCCGCGTAGTGGGAGGAGATACAATCCTAAATATAAAATTGTGCGGATTCCCTCTACCCACTGCGCGAAATACGTGCGCGCGTTCTATCTTTCTGAATTATACACTTTTTATTTTCGTATGTATAGCACGTCGCGGTATAATACATGTGGATAAGGGGAGGTAGGGAACGGCTACGGCTCCGGGGTTTGAGTCCCCGGCTCCCCATCATGATCTTTGAAAAGGAGCTTCTATGAAACTTCACGAGTGGAGAAAGAAAGACGAGGAGGTGTGGGTCAAACCACAACCATGTCTCATCTGCAAGAAGGTCATCAAGGGAGCCTACGGCATGTGGGAGGCAGGGTGGTCATGCTCCAAGCACTGCGAGGAGGTGTATCGTGTTCACATCGAACAAGCACGACGGGAAAACGTTTGTGTGGGAGTGGCACCTGTGCCTGTCATGCTATCGGTGGATGAATCTCAACACTGAGAGTCATGTCATCATAGTCAAGGACGGCTTTGTGTTCCACGCTCACATTCTGTGTAAACCTCTGAAGGAAACTCAGCTTCGGCTAGAAAGGAGGCCACCATGATTCTGTACAATGCAGAGATGACGCGGAAGGTTCGTGACATCCTCGTTCACTTGGATGTGGATGCTGCGACGTTCTTCCGCATGGCTCACATACGTGTGTTCAATGGGCGCGACCCACAGATTCACGACGATGTGGCCCAGTGGACATTAAACGGCGTTGTGCCGAAGTATGTGCAACGGTTTATCAACGAGGTTCTCTAGGAGACAGCCATGAAGCGACTTTTGCTCCTGTCCTTGTTCATCGTCCTCTCACTGGCTGCTGCGACGGTGTGGTGCGGAAAGCCAGACCTGACCGATGGCACCGTGCTTCTCAGAGGGTCATGCACTTTCTTCGGTGAAGAACGTACTTGCTACCTTGTCGAGAAGGACACAGTGAAGTACATCGGTGTGTGGGATAGGTGGGGTGAACACTCTATCTATCTTGTACTGGAAATACCTACCAATGGAGAAGTCAATCTTGATGAACAAGTCGTACTGCTGTGGTCACGAGCGAGCATCTGACCAAAAATTCCCTGTTATGAGCAGGGGATTTCCTTTAATATCTCCACCATCTTGTCTCGCTGTTCGTCAGTCAAGTAGGGGACGAGTTTTATGAGGAGGGTTTGCTTGATGTGTTCGTTTATGGCGAGGACACTTTTCTGCTCGTACCACTCTTTCTGGTGTCCAAAGATGTCCTCGGCAAGCATGTCAGGTTGGGGTAGTTTCATATTTACTTACTCTTAATCATGCTTGGGTGGCAGGGTTATCTACTAAAGACAATCCAGTGCTTTCCTTTTTCATCCCACTCAAAAAGGACTTTAATGGTTTCGGGGTAATCATACTTCTCCTGAATGTCGCAACTTGCTATCGGATAGTCTGAATATTTTGGCAGGTGTAGTCTTGGGCGGACATCCCAAATCTTCCCGACCAATTTCCAAAGCACCTTCTGTATTTTATTGGTCATGTTTTAGTTTGTTAGTCTTGGGTGGGAGCAATTTCCTTAATACTAAACTTAATCTTATCTGTCTCAAATCCATAAGCAGGGTGTTGGAGATTTTTCATACACGCCTTTGCTTTTGCCTTGGATTTCCAGTACATACCACCTCTACCCCAGATTTCAGTTGAGTTCATGTCGTCTACCACGTTCTCCCAAGGTTTGTCTCCTAGAAAAATTGTGTAGTAGATTTCCTTCACCTTCTGTATCTTAGGAGGGGTCACTTTCTTATTTTCCATATTTTTTGTCATAGTCTCCTTCTGCAACAAGTATCCAATTTTCATATGCTTCTTCGCC